CGGTCGGCCTGCTGAAATTTTTACCCTTGAAGTTTAACATTTCATAGGTATAATTGGACCGTCTGATAACTTTAGACAACTTAGACAACTTTAGACAGGAGTAGACAATGAAACATAAATTTGACATGAATAAGATCAAGGCCGCATTCAAGAAGGCCGAAGCAGAACCAACAACAAATTTCTCCAACAACTATTATCCATTCTGGAATATGCAGGAAGGCGAAGAAGCAATTATCCGCTTCCTTCCTGATAAGAACGAAGACAATCCAACAGGATTCCTTCTTGAGAAACTAACTCACAAACTTGATATCAACGGCGAAACCCGTACAATTCCTTGCTTGAAGATGTACGGTGAGGATTGCCCAATTTGCAAGGTTAGTTCAACATTCTATAAGGATGGTGATAAGGCTAACGGAAAAAAGTTCTGGCGCTCAAAGCAGCATCTTGCACAGGCACTAATCGTAAAAGATCCACTTCCGATTGATAAGGAAACTGGTGAGAACCACGAAGGAAAGGTTCGCTATCTTTCTCTTGGGTGGCAGTTATTTGAAGTAATCAAGACAGCATTTGAAAGTGGTGATCTTGATGTTCCTCCGTTTGCATTCGAAGGTGGATGTGATTTTATCATCAAGAAGACAAAACAGGGTGACTACGATACATATGCAATCGCTTCAAGGTTTGCCCGCAAGTCTCGTGATCTTGATGAAGATGAGATTGAGATTGCTGAGGAAGGCATGGTAGATCTTTCAACTCTTCTTCCACCACAGCCAGTATTTGAGAAGGTTCAGGCAATGCTTGAGGCTGCAATTACAGGTGCAAGGTATGAAGAAGGAAAGGAAGGAAGAGAAGACCTTGCTTCAAAGATCAACGAGAGAATTAGTGCAAGAAAGGCTGCTAAAGACGAAGACGAAGATGACGATGATTCTCCGCCTTGGGAAGAGCCAAAGAGCAAGAAGCCCGCTGCAAAGCCTTCAAAAGTTGTTGAAGATGAAGAGTTTGAAGAAGAGGCTGATGAAATCCTTGCAACAATTCGTAACCGTCGCAAGAACAAGGCCGAGTAAGGAGGTCTTATGGCAATGAACTTTCTCAAGGATGTAACAAAAGACCTTGAGAAAGCCGGTATACAGATGGGGGCTTCCGAGCCCCCTAAGTACTGGTTTTCTACGGGAAATTTTGTTCTAAACAAGATTATTTCAGGAAGTTTTCTCAAAGGAATTCCACAGGGTCGAATCCTTTGCTTCACAGGCCCAAGTGGTTCTGGTAAGAGTTTCCTTGCTGCAAATGCAATGAGAGAAGCACAGAAACAGGGAGCACATATTGTTGTTCTCGATTCAGAAAATGCTCTTGACGACGACTTCGTTGGAAAAATTGGTGTTGAAACAAGTAGTGACTACACGTATATTCCTGTTGATACAATTCCTCAAGTCAAGAAGGTAATTTCTTCTCTAATCAAGGGATATAAGAATGAATATGGTGAAAATAATCCTGATTCACCAAAACTTCTCATCGTAATTGATTCTCTTGATATGTTAATGACCGAAACTGAAATGGATCATTTTGAAAAAGGTGTGATGAAGGGTGATCAAGGACAGCGCAGTAAGCAGTTGAAGGCTGTTCTTCGTGAATTTGTCCAAGCAATCAAGCACCTAAATGCTTCAATGATTGTCACTGCACAGGTATACAAGAACCAAGATGTGTTAAACGGCGAAGGTGTGTGGATTGTTTCAGATGCAATCAAGTTTAGCCTTTCACAAATTGTTCTTCTCACAAAACTTAAACTCCGTGACGAATCTTCTAAGGAAGTATCAGGTATTAGAATGAAGTGTGAGGGATATAAAACACGATTTGCAAAGCCATTCCAAACCGTTACAATTGAAGTACCATATGAAACTGGCATGGATCCCTATAATGGACTTCTTGACGTTGCAGTCGGGATGAATATTGTTGAGAAGAAGGGTTCTCGCTATGCTCTTGCTGGCGATGATCAGTCTTGGTATTCGAAAGATTTTGGTAAGGTTGCACCAGACGTTCTAACAAAGTGTGAGGCTAACAGAGAAAAGTTTCTTGAGGCACTTATTGACGAAGATGAACTCGATACATCATCTGGACCTTCTTCAAAATCAAAGCGAAAAGCAAAAGTAGAAATCCTTAACGAGGATACAGAGTAAAAAAGG